GTAGGCTGTTTCCACAATTTGGATTGTGGTCTTCTTGGGGGCCGGGCCCTTCTTCCTCCAATATGGCATCTCCAGAATAACATTCAGTTCCAAAGGCGCAACATATCTCCCAATCTTGTTCTCAAAACGAAACTTGCGTTTCAAGAAGGTGCACTCTTCCAACGAAGTGGTGGGCACGAAATTGCCATCCTTAGACGCAGGTGTATAGATAAACCCGAACTTTGAAGCAATCTCAGCGAATACGACCTGATTGAATATGGATGCCTTCTCTGCAGATACATTGGTGATATTGTCGTCTCCAACGACACAGAGATAGACATGATCGTCGAAAATGTCGAGTGAAGTCAAATCACCTCCGTGCACAACCACCCACACCAAACGGAAAAGGATGTGTACAATCACTGTATTAGTGATGGAGGTAGAGAACTGCCCTGATGGGTTACATTGTAACCACTCATAAGTCTGGTCGCCCTTGACATGCAGAGAATTTTTGACATCCTCAAAAAGGACATTCCTGATGTCATCATTGCCATCCCCATACCAGTCATTTGCAATGTCAAGTACAGAAGAGATGAACTGAACGTTCTCAGATGCATCAAGATGTGTGAAATCTCCATCGAACACATCAGGTCCTTTGGATTTCAATAAGTGGGCCAACACATTCCAGTCTTCACTGTAGACGTTCATTCCAAGACCCGTGCCATTAAGAATGGCATGATCATGCACACTCTTTATGAAAGCAGAGAAATAAACTCTACAAGAGAGAGTGTGTATGAGGGACGCTCCGCTCACCAATCTGGTCTTCACAGCTTCAACCTTCGCTTTCTTCCTACGCTCATCCTTAAGGAAGTCGGTGTAGTAATGCTCACACCTAACCCCTTTCTTAGCTTTTTCAATGGTCACGACAACACCCTTCTTAACTTCCACCGCAAGGGGGCCAGTTAGGTCAAACTCCTGTCCATCACCAAAGATGTGGTACTTTCCTCTTCCTCCTTTAGAGTAAGGGTACCCGGCGGAAGAACTCCTGTTTACAGAGTCCAAGAAGGACTCACCTGGGACACCAACAATTGCCTCTTCCAACGTGAGTAATCTTCTAAATGAAGAACCAGCGGAAGTCATGGCAAAGTGTTTTGAGACACTATAAGTGACATTGGCCAGGAGAGATCTGTCAACATAGGGTCCCTTCTCTCCATAAACTCCTATCGCATTCACGTAGGGATCCACCCAGACATCATTCCTGATGACCGGTTTCAAGACAGAGAGATCATAGGGACTATCTCCCCAAGCTTCAAAGAGCTCTGACTTCTCATAACACGATTTTCCGGAGCCTTTAACCGGGTAAATGGGTTTACCGAGAGAAAGAAAGTTCCCTTCGGCAACAATTACATTGCCGACGCCATCTTTCCTAGCCTCAGGAACTATCCTCTTTGGTATGCAGACCAACGCGGCTTCTATTTCTTCCTTTGAAACAAGGACAGAAAACCCAACAGCACCTTCACGTCCCGCAACATGGACTCCTCCGATCTTTCTTCCAGGAACAGTCTTGTCTAGGACAAACAAAGGTCGTCCACAATCTCCCCTCCGAGTAGGGGCTTCATAAGAAAGAAGACAGTTCACGTCATAACACTCGCCGTTCGGCCCAAGCACTTGCTTCTTCTTGTGGAGCGTACCCTGAGTGACATAGGCTACCAGGCGTTGTTCTCTAGGAACATCGATCCTCACAGTCCAGTCCCTCTCTTTATAGAGGTCTGCCTGTGTCATCCACTTGGTCATGAGATTTGCCCTACTACTCATCAAATCTCTCGGAACGGAAAAGACCGAAAGATCTTTGAGTCCCTCTGAGACCTTAACATGTTCTCTCATACAAGAAACCGGAATGTTGAAGGAAACAGAAGGGTTGAAACAATTCTCAAAAATGAGAATCTCATCATCTTCTAAGTTCTGAAGATACCAAGTAATGTAGTGGTGTGGAACGAGAAACTCATAACCACCAAGAGCCAAAGCACAACCATTGACCACTCCGTCAACCTTTATGTGAAAGTTATTTTTGTTGGCCAAGAGTGCTATGTCCTCACACGATGGATCTTCAGCCATCTGTGCTCTGAGTAGAGGGGGAAGAGTCCTCTTCTTGACATCTCTCTCCTTCCGCACATGTTGACTTTGGCTGACAAAAGGTTCATCCAAAACAACCTTGTCCTCACTAGAAGACTTAAATCCCCTTATGAGTGCTAACATACCAAAGGAAATTCCTAGTACGCCAAGACCAAGCTTGATGGCCGAGTATTTTGAGTAAACACTCTCTACGGACTTCCATATCTTGGAACAATACTTGTCCACGGCCTCAATACCCTTATTCCCACACTCCATAAGTGAAGAAAGGGCACTCTTATTCAGGGCCCCAGCAGGGAGATCTAGATGTTTTATCGCCTCGAGGAGATTGAAGTCAATAATCCAATCAATTTCAACCCCATTATACGAGGAAGCGAAAGTCTGAATATCTATACCTGCCTTCGCAGAAAGGTAAGCATTTATCCGGTCGTAAGCAGCCAGAGAACACCTAGGATCTCTACTAACGGCATGTGTCAGTTCACTCTCAGAAAGTTCCGCAACATAATTAGCAGTCCACATGTAATTCTCACTAAACACATCCCTACGCAAGGATGTGCCATGCGGATCCATTTGAGACTGCATCGCATCTTCCCTCAAGGCCACAACTTGTGCAAGGGAAGAATTCATGGTGCGAGACACCATAGTATTCCTATCTTCCATCTCAAAGAACACATCCCTAGCCATAAGCCGGAATTGTTCGTAAGACATCTCATCAGAGACGGAAGGGACTCCACAACGATGCGTCACCTGAAGAGACCAAATGTCCGTATTGACATTTCCCGTTTTATAAAACGGGTCCAAAACCCTCGTTCCGTGTGGGTTGTCACGAGTCTGTTCTGTAGCATATTCTTTCTTAATACAGAACCTAACATTCAAGTCAATCCTCCTGGCCAAAGCCTCAGGACAATTGATTGATTTAACAAACGCTTCTCCATAAGTCGCAGCATTAGTAGTCAGAAGAACAACCCTGGATCTAAAGAAAGAGTTCCCTTTTGAGGCTATATC